TGTACTTTATTTCTTTCATTGCTTTTCTTATGGAAAAACGCATTGATACTGAAAGTGCTGTTGGTATTCGGTGTCAATCACTCGAATGGGATAAGCTTGCAAAACATCTTTTGAAGTATGGTGATAATCATGTTGCTGGAGATTTTAGTAATTATGATGGCACACTTCATCCAGATATCTTGTGGCAAATTTTGGAAGTGATAGAAGATTATTATCGTCAATCCCCAACTTATGTAAAAGAAGATGCTGTTGTACGCAAGTGTTTATGGGAAAGTGTTGTTAATTCTTATCACATTTGTGGCAAGAGATTGTACAAGCTTAACCACTCACAACCATCAGGAAACCCAGCAACTGCTATCTTGAACAGCATGTACAATTCAATTGCATGTCGAGTTACATTTTATGCAGAACGACCAGGCAATGAAGAGTTCAATGATTATGTTTCTATGATTGCTTATGGAGATGATAATCTTTTGAATATTTCATCACGAGTTTCAACATGGTATAACCAAGAATCAATGACCCGGGCTTTTGCAACTTTTGGAATGGTTTATACTGATGAGGAAAAGACTGGAACGATGACAGGATTCAAGCAACTAGACAAGTGTTATTTCTTGAAACGTGGATTTGCATTTGATTCTGACAATCGAATTTGGATGGCACCTCTTAAGATTCCATCTATTCTCGAATGCTTCAACTGGATTCACGGTAATACATATGAAGAAACCGTAATCGAACAAAATGCTCGTGCTGCTTTTGCTGAACTGGCGTTGCATGATGTTGAAACATTTGAGAGTTACACTCGAAAGATCAAGACAGTCTGTGCAAATGAATATGAGCTCACACTTGTTAATCAGGAATATCATGATTATCGATTGATGGTGAGAGATAACACTCTTCTGACAAACTTGCCAGAACTCAATTGGGCCTAATTTGACCCCCGCCCGAAGGCATTAAACTACAAGTCAAATGAATCAATAGACTGTCCATTAAGTTGGGAAATTGAGTGCCTGTTTAGGATACCACACTCGTGAGCAATCCTCTAAACAAGGTTGATTCAATCCTACAAGCTATAGGCTGAGCGACATAGGATGTAAATAAAGCCTGCAAACACAAACACAAACACACACACAAACACAAA